TGCTCTAGTATGATTGACAACTTGTGCTAATGGATAATCGTTTCCGTCTTTATCCATTCTATCTCCGAAGAAATATTTAGTATCTTCGGCATCAAAGTCTTTTATAATTTGTGCTTTATCAGTGCCGATAGGTGATATATCGATACCTGTTTCTCCGCCTACTGTTGCCTTGATCTTAGGAAACAATGCATTGAATTGTCTTGCAATTATTTCACGTTCAGAAGTTAAAGAGTCATAAACTACATATTTTTCTCTTTGTTCTTTTGTTGCATTGCGACCAACAACACTAAAATTTACCATACCAGGACGATGTTCAAAATGCAATCCTGTTCGTAAGTTGAAATCACTTTCTGTGAGCTCAATACTAAGCCACTCGTGTGCATCTTCTGGTAATATCCAATCGTTAGATCTAACATTTACATCTTTTTCCCAAACATCATTACCATTGCAATTATATACACGTTTACAGCTATTATAAATTGTTTCGCCGATTTGTTCGAGCGTTTTAGGCCGATCACTGCCTGTAACAAGATAAACATCATTTGATTGGCAAAACGATTTAAACCAAACTGCAAATCGTTCATCGATTACTTGCCTGCTCGGAGTTAATGTTCCGTCAACATCAAAAATAAATTTATTTTTTACTTTTTTCACCCTTCTTTTTCCTTTTTGCATACATACCACTAGTATATTCTACTTCTTCAGATCTAGCACCATATGGATAAACTGTAATTTCGTTGCCTTTAGCTAACCATTCTTTGACTAATTTTCTGTCTGCTTCAATAGCCAATCTCTTTTCTTCTGCGTCAGTCATTTCTTCTCCGTGTCAGCTACTCGTGAACGTAAATCACTTGTGCTGAATCGGTGATCTCGTTTATTAAAATGCAAATCTATATCTCTACTACGACATATATCCTTGCCAGTAAAATCCTTATCGCGATATTCTTCTCCTAATATTCTAATGTTTATAGGATACATCTGCAAAATATCTTCTAAATCTTCTTCTGTGCCATAAGGGATAATTTCATCTACATAACCAACTGCTTTTAATTGTGTATAACGTTCTACAATAGTTTGTATTGGTGAGTTCTTTTCTTTTCTATCTACGCTAGGATCAACTTGTAACCCCACTAACAAATAGTCGCATTGCTCTTTCGCTTCACGTAGCATAATTACATGTCCTGCATGTAATAGATCAAATGTACTGCAAGTAAATCCTACTTTCATTAGTGTTTCCTTTGCCCGTCAAAGACGCAAATAAAATACATGTCTGCATCACGTGGATTTATTACTTTATGGAATACACCATCATTGATAGGTACTACATCGCCTGCTTCTACTTCGATAAATTCATTATCCAATTGCATTTGTCCTGCCCCTTCGATAAACAAATATACTTCTTCTTGTCCATCATGTTTATGTCCACTTGTTTCTTTATGTCCGTGTAATCTGGTACTGCTTAGGACTAGTGTATTACCAAAAGGATTGTCTTTAACAACATACCTATCATCTTGTTTTGCAATATAACCGCCTATGTCATCCAGATTTACTTTCATTGTCTCTCCTTTAGTTCTTTTAGTACATCCATTATTTGTTCTACTAAGTCTGCATCATCAGGCTTATCAGAATCAATTTCAATCTCTACTTTAATTTTCATTTATTCTCCAAAATCAAATAAACTGTTAAACGTATTGTTACGCTTTGTATCTTCTAACGGATAGTTTAGCACACCAATTAAGTTGTCTAGCTTATTATCAATAATAGTTTCTGCCATTGCTGCATCGTCAAATGGCAGTTCTTTGAACCAATCAGGTATATGAAGCTCATCTGTTGGATAAGCAACACTTGTATACCCTAGTGGGTTCTGTTTTAATTTACAAACAATAACTTTCATACCGTCAACAATTTCTTGCGAATACTTGTCGCCATTCATGCGTTTAAGTGTATTCCAGTTAATGCTTGCTCGTACATGACCAGGCATATTTGCCTTGCCTTGTTTTTCTTCTAGTCGCTGATAGTGACCAATTTTATTAGCACGTTTCGGCGAACCCTTTTCCCAACCAGGACGTTCACTAAACTCTTTACGGAATACAGTAATACGTTCTAGTACATCTTCTACTGGCTTGTCTGTTAGTACCATTAGTAATAGTTCACTTAAAAACTCTTGCATAAACACAGGTGTATCTGATCTACGCAAGTCTAAGCCCATAGCTTTTACTTTTCCAGCTTTGCCATCAACGTCAGTTCTAAACCCTTCGTTGTCAATTACTAGTGCTGCATAACGTTTCTTAGTAATATATAATCCGCTTTCTGCAACAATTTCTCTACCAGCTGCAATAACTTCTGCACGACTTGCTGGACAGTGAAATGCTTGGGCCATAAATTTTGTAAACGTACTATCTACAGCCTCGCTTACTTGATCATAAAGCTTAATAGCATTTTCTTTTGACCATGGAATTTTACCTGAATCAATATCAGCTTTAAGTGTTGGGTATGCACTAAAATATACAGAGTCAGTGTCACCATAAATTACTGCTTCACCTGTGTGATCATACTTACCTGCAATGACGTTGTTAGCTTCTGCACTCATATGCTTAACAATAGTTCGACCACTTAGTGTAGTTGATTGACCAATTCTTTTATCAAAAAATCTACAGCCTGGATTTAAAATAGCACCATACAAACTATTCAAGTTAATCTTCTTAACAAGTTGACGTTTGTCCCAGTATTCAATTTCAATAGAATTGCCTGCGTCTTTTGCTTTTTTAAGTTGTGCTTGTAGATCTTTACGTTCACTATACCAACGCTTTAGAAGTCCAGGAATAACACCTTCGTATTCTGTTGTAAAAATTGTGCCATTTGAACTAAGCATCCAAGGTTTATTACTATCAAAGATTACTTTGTATATTTCAGCACCACTCATTACCTTTGATTCGCCGTTCTCAAAGTCAACTGTAAGTGCAACATCTTTGCGTTGCTCCATAACAGCTTCGTATTCTTCTGTACTAAAACGCCCTTCCCAACTACCTGCAAATGACTTTTTCTTTAGACCCATATCTTCTGTTACACGAGCATCTGAAATATCAGGACGTATTTGTCCAACAATAGTTGCCGGATCCATATTCAATGCACGAATTACACTAGGATATAGACTGTTCAAGTCCATACTTGCAATCCATTTGTGCAGTCCTTTTTTCGGAAATGCCACATACGCACCTGCGGCTTGTGTGTTTTCATCATCACGTTTTGCACGATTAGGAACTTGCATGCCTCGATGATGTGCTTCGTTGACAATGGCTTGTTCTGTAACTGCTACGGCCCCCATAGTGGTTTGTAGCAAAACAGTGTTTGCATGAGCAAGTTCGTTACTAAGATCAATAAATCTTAGTTTTTTGTCCAGCTTGTCCAGTAGTGCGGTATCTTGTATGTTGTATTCGATGAACTTTCTAAAGTCATTGTTGTACAATGCGTCCAAAGTACCTTCATAAGGGACCTTGTTCTCGCCAACTTCGATTTCGCCAATGGCATCAAGTCTATATGTGTGTCTTTCTTCATATGTATATTTACGATATAAATTCAAACTATCTAAATGCACTCTGCCTATTAGGTCAAAGGTTTGTGCTATTTTACCATACTTTTCATATTCACGCTTCTTAGGAAGTTGTCCCCACAAGCAAAATCTACGTGTGTCATCTTTGCTTAGTACACGAGCAGTTCTGTTTACAGTATAAGGAATATCATAACCTTCGCTGTTCCAACCTGATAAGATATCACTATCTTCAATCAGTGTCAAGAAAGTGTCAATCATGTCACCTTCTTTTTCAAACAACATTACATTGTCGATACCTTCAAGTTCTTTTTTAGCTTCGTCCATAGTAAGTGTCTTAGGAGGAACAGCCAAGCATACCATTGTTTCTAACCATTGCAAGTATACTGAGATACTTGTAATAGGCATAAAGGGATCACTTGGATCAGCAAAGCCTCTCTCTGGATCAAAGTCAGTCTCAATATCAAAGAATGCAATGTTTAGTTTAGGTGCATCTTGATTAAGATAGTTTTCACTTAAACATTGAAATATAGGATTAATGTCGCTTTCGAATAGTTGCTTGTCTCTATTAATAGCAACTTCTTTGCGGAAGTCTTTTGTGTTTTTGCAAACAATACGACTTAGTGGGTCACCGTATATACTTTTATACTTGCCACGTTGGTCTTTGTAATAAAAAGTATACTTTACCGGATACTCTGTAAAATGTCTTTTGCCTTCTCGACGTTCAACAGCTCTAATAATATCAGAATCTCTATCGAACATTGCGTCCACGTAACTCAAATCTTTGCCTCCTCGTTGCTTGCGGCCAACGCTAACCTTACTTGCTCTTTAGTGAGCGAATCTATACTAATATATATCACTGTAACACAAACAATTGTATTAAAGCGATTGTATTCATTACAACAAACCAGCTACATAATATAATTGTAAATGCCGCTTTGCGTATAACAGTACTAATCAAACCTAGCAAACTACCTATGAGATACATAGGAATAAAAATTTCAGTTGCAGGATCGAGTACTGTAAATGTTAGTACTGCACTAGCACCTACTAGGAAAATAGTTTCAACTAATTCACAGTAGAATGCAAATGGACTTAGTCGATAACTTTCTTTGAAGTAGCCAACGATACCATTCACTTATCTTTACCCACTGTTACAACAAGTGTTTCAAGATCATCAAACGCATCGGCATGTTGTGCCCAATCGCCTTTTTGTGCAATCTTAATTGCTTTGTTAATAAGAGTAGGTTTCATGTCCAATTCTTCTGCTACTGCTTTAACAGTTTCCTTTAGACCTGTGCTTAAATCTTCAATTTCTTGTAATACTGTTACGCCTTCGTTGACAAGACGTTCTAACTTAGCTTTTTCTTCAGCGCCATAGGTGCGATCACTCATACAATTTCTCCATTAGGTGTTAGTGTAATTGTATTATTATACTACAGTTTTAAGGGGTTGTCAACTACTTTTTTGAGTTTAATGCTGCCCAGAGTTGGGACTTTATGGATTCATTAGTATCTTTATGTTTTTGTTTACGGGGAATGGTTTTTGTTTTATCTTTATGACCGCCTGCGGCACCACTTTTTCGTAGGTCATTCATATACTGAGCATTTGGATCTCTTGCTTTGATAGGTTTTTGTTTGTTCTTTTTATTTGCTGTTAATTTGTCAACAGCGCCACCAACTGCTTTGGCTGCTAATCCTCTAGCTGCCATACCTGCTATTGCTGGTAATATTTCATCTAGCTCTTGTGATATTGCTTCAATTAAAGAATCTTGATCAAAATTTAACGATTCTTTTTGACCTTGTTGCGCCTTGTATTCATCTTTATAATCTTTAGATGTCTTAGGCTTTGGCTTGGCTGTAGGTACTTTTGGCTCTTTAGCTTTATCGTATTCGTCTTTAGCAGCCTTAAACGCTGGACTTAGTTTATGAGGATCTTTATAGCCTGCTTTTGCTCCAGTTTTAAAAGAGCTGGCACCGGACTTGACTGCAGCTTTTGCCGCTTTAGCACCAGTTTTAATAGTTTTCTTAAAATTATCGAACTTTTCGCCTTCATTAAGTTGAACGCCTGCTAGTTTAGCAAAATCACTTATACTATAATCTTTATCTACTGGCATAGTGCCTTCTGGAATATCAGAAACACTTTCTTCTAAATGATTTACTGTTAAATCTTCAGATCCAACGGATGCTTTTCCTGAAGCCATTTCAGTAAGCTTGCGTATATCTTCTGCAGGATCTGCAGGATCAATTTCAAATAGTTTTTGCTGGAGAGCATGATAGTCCATTATCTCTTGCCTGAAGCTTTCGCGGCATGTACTGCTTTACGGTGTGCAGCTGATTTGAACTTTTTCTTACCTTCTAATTTTAAATGTAGTTCTTCTTTGTAAGATTCTTTCTTTTTTGATAACCGGTTCATAGCTTTTTTTGCTCTAGCCGCCTTGTCCATATGACCATGATAGAAATCTGACTTCATATCCCCAACCTCTTCAGGTGATTTTCCGCTTGTGTCTATTCCTGACTTATCGAAATTTGCAAGGTCTGATTTTTTATATTGTTTCTTGAGCTTTCGCTTCATCATCACTTTACCGGCACCTTTAAATGGACCTTCGTTAGTTGATTCATTAGTTGCATTGCAATTACAATGCTTGCATGTCGGAGGACATCCACAGTCTTCTGCTTTAACATCTGCGCCACAGCATTTGTCTGAACAGTGTGTGTCTTTTTTTGCTTCGCCTACTACAACAGCTTCGTCTGCTAGTCCACTTTCCTCATAGTCCATATGATGATAAACACTACCGAGCATGTCTGCTGCTTTGGTAATTTTGGATTGTACCCAACCTTCTAAGCCTTCTGCTTCACTTACACCTTTGAGCATGTCATGTAGCTTAATTGCATATTTGGCAGACTTATAAAGGTCAGCACGAGCCATTTGTACTTCGTGATCACGTTCGGCAATATCTGCTAATTCGCCTAATCCTTCAGTAATCTCTTTTTCTCTCATCTTACAGTTCCCGTTATTCTATATGTATTTATCGTTTAATAGCTTTGCCGCCCATAACGTTGGCCTTCATATCTAGTGCGTTTTTAGCAGTTCCGTCTGCTTTAGTAGCTTGGGGAGCCTTAGGTGCACCGTACTTACCTTTTTTAGTTTTAACAGTTGGATTTGCTACTACTGCCATACTACTTGCGTTAGTGCCGCCTGCTGTTGCTTCTTCGTCTAATATTTCGTACATTTTCATAATAATATTTATCCTTATTATTTTCTTTTGCCACGAAATCTACGTACATGACCTGTGTAGAATATCATAGTATACCAAGGATTGTGCCTATGCATTTTACGAGTATATTCCCAAGCTACATTATCTTGGTCTACCCATACTACATGATAACCTCTCCATCTACGTGAAGGATACCATTCAATACTACCGCCGTCTTTAATTAATTTTTCTAGTGTCCAAAAGTAACAGTTGTTCTTGCTAGTAAATAGTCTCATAGGCCAAAACCAAAAAAAGACTGCCATAAGCAGTCCTGTGTTTAGTAACTTCATGATAAAAATTTATTCTCTTTAAGATACTGATATATCTTAAAATGTCCTTCTCTATTTGGATGGTGTCCATCTGGCCACATTATAGACTCTTTAGTATATAGTTCCCATAAATTATTTTGTGCATATATTCTTTTTACAGCTTTTTTGTTTGTGTTGTGTTTACTGATAGTACTAAGATGATGTACAAACATTACATCGTGTTGCTTACTATTAGGTACAAGTAATTCTAATATACTAGGTATTGCTATTTTAAGTTGTGTGTCTTTTAGTAAATCACTTGTTACTTTAGATAATCCTCCTATTAAATATACCTGACCAAGTATTTTATTGTTTATACGAGATATATCAGCAATAAATTCACGTAAATTATTGTTATGCATCTCAACATAATCTTGGTACGAGTAAGCTTTATCCCATATTTTGCCTCTCTCAATATTACGAAGAGTATCGGTTACTATAATAAAGGTTGCATCATATGGTTTATATGGTTTAGAATCATCTTCAACTTCTTTATCTAGTAAGTGTTTCTTTCCTTGCATTCTTATTTGATAATGTATAGTTTTGAGACTAGCCCCAGGTACAGAAACATTTTTTACCTCATGATTATCTTGTGTTAGATATTCTTCTAAACCTTTATGGGCAACAGCATCATGTCTTCCTTCTAATAGACGATTATATTCTTTCCATTCGCCGCAGCCCCAACTATCCCCTGCTAACAATATTCTCATACTAGTAATTATTATTTTTTAGAACGACCGCTCTTCATGTTGGCACACCAGTGATACATTTTACGCTTTTCACCACTTGCGCCTTTGGCACGTTTGCGTAGATCAGTTACTGAGCCTTTACAACTAGCACCAGACTTTTTAACTCTACCTGGACGACTTTTGCCTTTTTTCTTACCGTCAGCAAAGTTTTCAGTCATGCCTAGTTCTGCTCTTTTAATCCAATCACGTTCGTATTCTACTGGAATAAAGTCTTCGAGTTCTTCGTCTTTATATTCTGAACCCATCCAATCAAATACCATAGCAGGATCAAACTGCATTTTTTCACTTGCTTTGTAGTATGCTACGTAAGGATCTAAGCCGTTTTTAATTAACTTCATAGCAAGTAATCTAATGTCTAGATATTCATCTTCAATGTCTGTAAATGCACGACTTGTCTTGCCTGTAGTATTAGTTTGTTGATACTTGTCAATTGCTTTACTAGTATCCTTGCTCATATTGCCTAATGCAACCGCTGTGTCTTTAGACATGCCAACAGGACTGTTTTCTTTTAGCTCTGGATGATATTTCCAGTGAACATTTTTTGCATCTTTACTAACTGACTTACCGTCAACTTGAACTTCAATAGGATATTTCTTTTTAGGATCATTATACCAATAGTACGAATCATAACTGCCATCAGCATTACTACGTATAACAAGTCCTCTTGTATATTCGTCATCGTCTGCTTGCAAAACTATATTTTTACCATTTGGTAATTTTAAATCTGCATCAAATTTAACTTTTTTTATATCACCACTATGTGCATCTTCGTCTACGTGTGCATCATCACCCTTACTACCGGCGTCTTGTGTTTTGTAGCCTGCTTTTTTAAGGCCTTTCTTAAGGTGTTTCTTTTCTTTTTCGCCACCGAAAGGAACAACCATTACATCAGGTTCATCTCTGTTGTCGCTCTTTTTTGCGTTAGATAGATTAGAAATTGTTTTGCCTACACGTAGAAAATCGTATGCTGTGTCAGCTTTTGTAAGAAAAGTATTTTTTGGGTTTTTAAAATGATGTGCTTCAAAAACTTCTAGTATTTGTTCTAGTGTATAAGGTAACCTAGCAACATCTGCTTCTTTAATACCCAGCATTTGTAGTGCAGTATATCTATGATGTCCGTTAACAATTCTATTTTTGCTATCAACTATAATTGGATTGTACTCGCCTGCAACAATATTGTCTACTTGCTTTTTAAAGTTTTCTACTATACGTTCCTCTTGTACTGGTATAAGTTTTTTTACGTTTACTGTTTCAAGAGTATGTTTGATATTTTCAAGTTGCTTGTTTTTAATTTGTGGTAGTTCATTGCGATTGTAATTTGCTTTAAGTTTTTTTGTTTTCTTTTTAGGTTTTTTATCTAATGATAGCTTTTTTACATTCATGTATTCGCCACCAACAGGTACATCCTTTGTTGCATTTTGTTTTGTTACAATGCCAACACCGTATTCTTCAATACTGTCTTTTACTTTATTTTTTACATTTTTAGCTTTACCACGTCTGTCCGGATTAGGATCATTCTTTCTTTTTCTTTTCACAGCGTTACTTATAGCTTTTTTACCACCACTTGATCTAAGACTTGCTGCCTTAGACTTGCTTAAACATTTTGGTTTGCCTTCACCTGGTTTAGAATCTCCGCATTTTCCAATGCGTTCGCCTTTTGAATTGTAACGATCCCACCCGCCGCCGCCAGCGCCGCCTTTTTTACCTTTGCCAAACCATGCACGTAGATCTTCTTTTACTAGGATTCCATCGTTGTCCACTGTATGACCATCAGGAATTGGTTTGCATTTTTGATCTGTATTACAAAAGTATTCGCCTTCTTTGCATTGTGCTTCTGCTTCATTCTTTACACAATTAGGCACACGTTTGCCAAACATGGTTTTCATGCCCTTTTTCTTGTAGCCCTTCCAGCAACGTGTTCCTTCTTTAAAATCGTCGAACTTCATTTTTTTGACTTATTGCCCCAATTCTTTGCGCCTACTTTTCGACAGCGTACTAATGCTCCACTTGCATATGCACTTGGCCAAACTTTGTAGCGACTTTTAACTTTGTTATAGCAAGCATCTTTTTCACCTGCAGCTTCGTCAAATTCTGCTTCTGTCATAAGTTGTTGTTCTGTTACTTCATTTACTTTCATTTCACCACACCTTCTTAATATGATATTCTATTGGTTTCAAAAATTTTAATTCGTTTCTATTATTATCTAAATCTTTAAAAATAATGTGCTTTGGTGTTACCTTTACAAGTTTCTTTGCTTTGTATTTAACCTGTTTAGTAGATTCAGTTCTAGTTCCGTCAGCATGAACCAATGTATCATTAGATACTGTTAAAATTAGTTCGTATTCTTCTTTAGTAACTCTTTGCCACCAAGTTTTTAAGCTCATTACTTCCTTCCTCTAAAAGTTGCTCCTGTCATATAAGGTTTACTAAACCAAAGCTCAAACCATTCCTTATCTCCAGGCTTTATATTGTTTTTCTTTTCCTTCTTCTTTAGCTCGTTAGCAGTTTTGCTCATGTTTTCTAGTGTATATTCTGTATAGCCTTTGTATTCATTTACACCTGCTAGCTCTTTAAGTCGTTCGATATTCATTTTTTCTTCTTTAAACGTTTTCTAAGTTTATCACTTATATCTGCTGGATGATCTGGATTGTCTTTGTCTAATGAGTAATATCCTGGTCCCCTAAGTCCCTTTAATACACGCCCAATACCTTCTTGAATATCTTCATCGCTAATAGTGTAGTATCTATTATTACGTGTTTTAATTTTCTTACCACTTAGTTGTTTTAGTATGTAGCTTAACTTTTCTACATCATCCTCTTCACGAGCAAAACGTTCTATTTCTTGTTGTAAGTGATTAACTAACGCACTTTTGTCTAAAACAAGATCGCCTTCGTTAACATTATCTTCTTTAGCAAGTTTTGTTGCTGTTGCATACATTACTGCATCCGCATCTTTGCCATAACGCTTTTTGAATCCGCCTTTAGCTTTCTTCATTCCTTTGACAATACGTTCTTTTTCTTTTTCTTCGCCTTTACTAAGTTCACGCTCGGTAAGTCCCATGCCCTTACGTACTGCGTCATATAATGCATTAGCTAATGACTGATCGACTACACCCTGTTTAAATGTATCAAAGTCATCTGACATCGCAGACGCCCGCATTTTGCTAGCACTCATACCTTCAGCACCATCTGCGTCAGGATCACGTTCGCCTGCACTAACAACACTAATATTATTAAAGTTATAGTCCTTGCCGTTGTATTTGGTAATAAGATTTTTAAAGTCTTCAACTCTATCACTACCTGCTACATATGTAATACTTGTGTAGCCCATTGATTCTAGCTTTTGTAGTGCTTTTATAATTGTGTTTACTTCACTATCTCCAACAGTTACATTAGGAAAAAACTTTGTTGCAAATTTTAATTTAGTTTGAAAATCTAAAGGATCTGTTTTAGGTTTTTGTGTGTGGGTTATAAAAAGGAAAGGATCGCCAGGCTGAGATGCTACAACGTCAACAAGTTTTTTATGTCCAATAGTAGGAGGATTCATTCTTCCGAATGCTAGTGATGCAGCTTTTTCAGCTTCGTATAATTCCCTGAGTAGCATTTAGTATGCTCCGCATTCAATCATTTTCATTTCTTCGCCATATACCTTGTTAATGCACTCATCTCGGTCTTCTAGCTTAAAAATTTTTTCTCTTTTACCTAGTTTAAATTTATTGCAATATAACTCCATAGCTTCGTCAACTATAGGTCCTAATAACTTTTGTGGTGCAATACTTTGTTGCCTACCA